GAGGCCAAGGGCGCAAGTCAGCTTTCTAGCGCCCTTGGCCTCGGAAGCGCACTGATGAATTTTGGTTCCGGTGCTGCGGATATGTTCTCAGCCGCTCCAGAAGTTATGGCGGGCCTTCTCGCTTCTGGCGGAACGGTTGACCGCCGCCGTTATGCAGATGGCGGCGATACGGACCTTCCGATTGACACAGAAACCGTGGATGCGCAGCCAGGGCTCGTTCCTGCTAACCTTGCTGCTGAAGCTGTTCAGCCAACTGGCGAGGGTGCCAAGCAAAAGGGCCTTGCAGTTGCAGCGCAGCCTGAGAAGCCGTCCGAGGATGAGCGTCTTGCCCCCACCCTTGGTGCTTTGCGTAGAATTGAGAGCGGCGGCGATTATGGCGTGGTTGGCCCCGCCTCTCGCAAAGGCGATAAGCCTTACGGCGCTTATCAGATCATGGGAGCAAATATCCCATCTTGGACGCAGGCTGCCCTTGGTCGCGCTATGACTCCAGAAGAGTTTTTGGCCAACCCAGACGCGCAAGATGCAACTGCAAAGCATCGTGCTGGCTTGTATTTGAAGCAGTACGATGATCCCCGCCAAGTGGCCTCTATGTGGCTTTCTGGAAGGCCAATCGAAGAGGCCGGTGATTCGGCTGACGTTCTTGGAACTACGGTTCCAAAATACGTATCGATGTTTGACCGCTACTATGGCGGGCAGGATCTTGCCCCCGGCGACCAACGCAGGGCAGGCCCCACCCCTCCCGGCCTCGTTGGCGCTGGCATGCAGGCTGCACCGTCTGATGGCTCTAGCCTCTACGACAAGGCTACATCGGCCAATTTTGTGGTCCCGGCTCTTGGGTTCTTGGGGTCAATGCTGGCGTCTCAGCGCCCCACTCTTGGCGGGGCACTCGGCGAGGGCATGCTTGGCGGCGTTGGCGCATATCAAGCCCAGCAAAAGCAAAATGCTCTCATGGCCAAAAATGTCCTTGATATTGTCAAAGACAGGTTTGTTGTATCTGTTGACCCGGATACCAATCAAACCGTTTACTTTAACAAGTCCACGGGCGCAAAACTGAACCCAAATCAATATGCGCAGGCAGTTGGCAACGTCGCTGATTCCCTTGGCGTGTCTCGTGGGGTTCTTGGCATTCCCACGACAGACATCGCTGTCCCCGGAGTAAGCGGGCCTTCCGGCAAGCCAAGCCAGACCTCCGGTCAGGCTGCCGCTCCCAGCCAGACGCAGGCAACTGGCGCAAAGCCCGCTGCTGATACCGGCGCTGCTGCAAAGCCGGTTGACTTTACAACTATGTCACCCACTCAGCAAAAGCAGTATGTCATTGAGCATGCTTCTGAATATGGTCTTGTTGATGATCGCGATCCTGCTGCAATGCAGGCTGTCGTTAATAGGTATCGCAACGCTGAAAAACTGGCAATCCAACAAGGCAACACAGCGCAGGCGGCGGATTTTGCAAAGCAGGCGGCTGATGCACAGAAGCGCAGGGATGACTATCTGACTGATGCTGTTTCTTCGCAAACAAAGATTAATGACGAGTACAACAAGTCAATTGTTGGCGATGCGGCTGATTATAGGAAGGGAGTCAATGAAAGACTCACTACTTATGACGACGATAGATCAAAAATGCTGCGCCTTGCTCAAATTGCTTCTGAATACTCAATGGGCAGGGGTGCCGATATTAAGGCCACCATCGGCGACTGGGCTCGCAATGCTGGCATTGATCTTGGCCCCAAATTTGCGGCAGCCCCACCGGATGAAGCCCTCAAAATTGCAACATCTCAGGCTATCGACAATGTTGCCTATAAGCACTTGGGTCGTGCACCGGCAGCAGGTATTAAGTCTGAGTTGCTGACTGTTCCAAGGCCAGAAATGGCACCAGGCGCTATCTATTCAGTTGTCGGCAGAACGCTTGGTGAAATGGACCATGCACATGCTCGCGACATGGACTACTCCAATCTTGGGGGAGGGGCCAATGTCACGAAGTTCTTGGCGAATTGGGATAAAAAAGATCCCACTCCGTTCATCAGGAATGCCTTCTCGGAAATCCCTGTCGCCAAAGGTGCTGATCCTGCATATGTTGCCAGCCTTGAGAAAACCTATGGTTTCCAGCACAAGGAACCCGGTCAGCCTGCGGGTAATACAGCGCAGGGCCGTCAGAAAGCACCTGCGGCACCTGAGGCCGGTACAGTGATGCAGGGTTATAGGTTCAATGGTGGCAATCCTGCTGACCCAAAAAGTTGGACAAAGGTGCAATAATGGCTGGACCTTGGGAACAGTTTCAGGCTCCTTCTGCCCCTGCTGACGCCGCCCCAGATCAAGGTGCTACGCCTGCTGGCCCATGGGCGCAGTTTGCCGAGAAGCCTGCAGAGCCCGCCCCAGAAGTTGGTACTGGAGAAGCTTTTGGCCGTGGCGCAGTTCAGGCCTTTGGCTTGGGATACTCGCCGCAGTTAATCGCGGCTCTCAAAACTGGTGTTATGCCTGGCGGGGAAGACCCTGCATATATTCGCGAACTAGCTAAACAGAAACTTGCTACTGAGCAGGCGTGGCAGCAGCATCCGTGGATTTATGGCGGCGGTATGGTTGCGTCCGCCATCCCTGCTGCCATCAATGCTGTCGTGGCTGGTCCAGAAGAATTGGCGGCTGCGGGCACCATTGGCGGACTTGGGGGCCTTGGCCTTCGCACTCTGGCGGGCGAGGGAGCCGGGCTCGTTCCAGGAGCCCTGCGTGGCACTGCAACTGCGCTAGAGAACCCTGTGGTTCAGGGCGCGATCATGGGATCCGCAGAAGGGGAAGACCCCTTGTCTAAGGCAACTGGGGCAGCGTTTGGTGCCGTTGGTGCTAAGGTCGCCCCTGCTATCCTTGGCGCTGCTGGATCCGCCGTTAAATCAGTTGCATCTAAAGCTGCCCCAGAAGTCGTAGATCCCATTGTGGCGGCGCTCACAGGCGACGTTACGGCAGCACAAAAAGCGGGAGACCTTGCCGCTAAAGCGGGGATGCCGTTGCCCGGTGGCGCTGTATCAGAAAGCAAGGTTTTGCAGCCTCTCGCAATGAAGGCCGACTTCACAGGGATGTTGCCAGCGGCTGCAAGCGAGACACTAAGCAAAGCGGGGGAGAAGATCGCCAACTTTGCGGGTGATGCAGACCGGAAGGCTACGGGCGCTGCTATCAGGGACGCTGTTCAAAACTGGGCGACCGATGCAGAGAACCCCACTGGGTTTGCGGCTCAATTGAACAAATTGTATGAGCCTGTCAGGTCTCTGGAGCAGTCCTCTGCCGTTGTCCCTATCAGGAAATTGCAGGATGCTGTCGTACAGCAGTCGAAGAGCCCCTTAGCCAGGATCAGCAATGCTGGCCTCAATCCAACTCTGGACATTACAAATGCAGCACTTAACCTAAATGCGCAGAATGGGGGCCTTTCGTTTGCTGAAATGCAAGCACTCAAAAAATTGCTCTCAGATACAATTGACTGGAATCAAGCACCTGGCTCCAGCGGTATCAACAACAACATCCTCAAGAACTTGAGGGCCGCTCTTGGCGAGGATATGCAAACTTACGCCGAGAAGGTTGGCGGAAAAGATCTGGCGAAAGCCTACTCGCAAATCAACTCGCAAGCAGAAAACCTGTACAAACAGCGCGAGAGCATCTTCAAGTTGACCGGCAATCCTATAGCTAATGCTCCGGGATCTAGAGACGCTGATGCAATTTTCAATGATATAATTAATTCGGCAGCCAAGAAAGGCGGTAAGGACCCTGCCAATCTTGCCAATCTACAGCAAGCCGTCAGCCAGTATGCACCAGAAGCATGGGAAAATGTTGGCAAGGCTCATGTCAAAGACATGCTCCAGAATGGCCAATTCTCCTACCAAAACTTCAACAAACTTTATGATGGCTTCTTCCGTGCCGACAAGAACGCAGCATTGGATGGGAAGAACTTGATCTTTGGGCAACCCGGCAGCGGTGGCGCTCGAGACATGCTGGATGCGCTTCACAACTACGGTGCCTTCCCAACTAAGGGGACGACGCTTGGTCAGCGGCTTGACTATCTTGCATCAAAGGCGGGGCAACAGCCATCGCTGAGTGGCGCAATATTAGAATCGGCAATTAGCGGCGGGTTCCCTCTGAAGTCTGCCGTAGCGGGCGCATTGGGCAGCGCAGCGAGCGCCGCAGGATCAAGGAACATTGCGGCTCCAGCGTCTCAATATGTCCCATCCCAGGCTGAAAGGATTGTTGGGAAGACAATTCAACAGGCCGCTCCTTTGGTGGGGGCACAGACATTAAACCCTGTCGGTACAGCGCATCAGGATCGCTATGGCCGCAAACATGGCGGTCGCGTCTCTGACAAGCTTGTCTTGGCTGCTGAACGCGCTAAGAAGAGCATCAATAACGACACCAAGAGCCTCCTTGGCGCGCATGATAATCATGTCGCGCAGGCGCTTGAGATCGCCAACCGCAACATCGAGGGTTGATCCATGGCCTCCTCATTTACCACGAACAAGACCCTCGAACTCCCCGCCAATGGCGATTACGTCAACACTTGGAACATCCCCGTCAATGCGGACATGACCGTTATTGATGCAGCATTTGGTGGGTTTACAAACCTGAACGCAACTTCAGGTTCAGCGACTCTGACGGCTACTCAGTACAGGCCTCTGATCCTAAATATTTCAGGCGCGATAACTGGAAATGTGACCTACACAATTCCATCTGGCGTTGGCGGGCAATGGGTCGTCAACAACAACACCACGGGTGGCTACAACATTATCATTGCATCTGGCGGGGCCGGAACTTCCGCGACAGTTGGAGATGGGTTCTCTGTCACAGTCGTTTGCGATGGAACTAACTGCTACATTCCAGTGTCCAGCAGCGCGCCAACTGGCGGCGGAAACAACTTGGCATTCTATCTTAACGATATCACAATCACATCAAACTACACCGTCCCGATCAGCAAAAATGCTGGTACATTTGGGCCTGTGACGATCCAGAGCGGAATTGTGGTTACGGTATCGCCTGGATCTTATTGGTCTATCGTGTGAAAGACCCCAGCCAAAGTTAATTGGCTGGGGCAAGTAAGCGTTTCGACAATTCACGGGGCTAGGCTACGTAGGCGGCTTACGCGAAACTATCGCCGACTAAAATGCCAAGAACCATTCATTGACATGCTTATTGTGTCACAGGTCGCAGATCTATCAAGCAGAGCAACGGCCAAAAGTTATATTTTTTTCTGAGCGCATGTCTTGATTTCGCCAGCACCAGATCTGCCCATCGTCTTGAAAGCAGACCCACACCAGATCATGTTCTGGCCCATAGTCTATCAGGAAGTGCGCTAATGCCTTCCCCTTGGGGGTCACCATTGGAAGGGGTGGATTGAGTTGCAGCATCATTCTTCCTCATTTTTCTTAGGGATCCTGTAGTAACAAAGGTTCTCATGCTCTTTGCAATATGATGAACCCTTCTTGGGCTTCCCGCAGAATAGGAAGTCTTTTGGGTCGCCGCTGTTGATGATGAAGCGGCATGATTTGGGTGTTAACTTATCGAAAGGGACTGGATTTGTAGGTTTCTCGACAGGGGTCTCTACCTCTTCGCAAACAAACAGGTTTACCGGCTCTGGGGTGGATTCTGGCTTTTGCTTCTGCGGTTCGCGCTCAACGATAGGCAGTATGGGTGGTGACGGTTCCGGCGGCTGCTTTTTGTCCATCGCACTGATCGCCTTCATTCGTTCGTTTAAGGCTTTCCCAGCCAGAAGGCCAGAATGCCTCATTCGGTGCAACTTCCCCATGACAGAGTTGCGCGTGACGCCTAATTGTTTTGCGATCTCGCTGCCGGTCAGGCCTTTCAGCCACAAGTTTCGTATTTCTGTATTGTTTTCATCTAGGGGCATCGCTGTCTCCTTGGATTGGGTGGCGGCTGTACCGATCAGCCACCACCCTCTCACACCCTCAACAACCTTGGCCGGGGGTATCCTGGTTTACCGGAGATAGTTTTGCAGCCATCTCTGCCGCACCATCATCCAGCGCCGCTGCCATAGCGTCTGCGGTCCCATACGGATCCTGTGTAATCAACTCGCCTGCAAAGGCAAGATAGTTGACTCCATCCACATAGTGGTCAGGATTGGTGCGGTCATTGCCCAGGCGCGACAGTTTCACAGCATGCAGGACAAGCGCTACATCATGCGCAGTCAAATGCATGCCGGTCATAATGGTAGCCATAGTGGCCACATTCTCCATGCCAATACGCATGTCTCCATACTTAGGGTTTCTGTCGTTAAAGACGCGAACAGCGTCAGTCATGATGTTGCTATATTCCATGGTTTTCTCCTTTAGTTAAAGCCTGCGGCGTGGTGCTTCATTTGCTTCTAGGTCTATGAACTCTTGAGCCTTTGTGATCCAAGAGGTGTTGATGATCGCCTTCCCCCTGTCCTGCCACCAGATGCTGCCATCTAAATTCTTGCGGCGGTAGAACACTTGAAAGACGACGAACTCTTCGTTGTTCAGGATCTCGCACATATCTTCCTGATTCTCAGCCGGATGATCAACGATCATCTGATGAGTGCTGTACTCAGGTGAGTTTGCGCTGGGCGTGTTTATCGTCATCAGAAACCGCATTACGTGTCCTCGCTGTTATTACGCAGGACCACTGTCCCATCCATGCGCCTTTTCCATTTGGAGAAGCGCCCGCCAGGCAATGGTGTTTTGGGCCTTGATGCGCCTATGTGCTTCTGGTGCTTTCTCTTCACCTTGGCAATCAAAGGAGCATCAACAGTACTAGTATGAACCCTATGGCACTTGCGATGAGCAACGAACCAATTGCTAGCATCATCAAGGCCACCAGCCTCCAAAGGGATATTGTGGCTTACATCCCACTCTTGGCCGGGAACAACCTTCATGCTGCACATGTGGCAAATGCCTTCATGCCGCAGGAATATATCGGCTCTCATCTTGGCTGTGATGCGGACACGCTTAATGGACATGATTGTCGTCGCTGCCTTCGCTGTAGTAACTATCAATGCTATTGATGACGTTGTTGATGAACGTCGCTGCCATGGCCTTAGCTACAACAGGGCCTTGCTCAGACCCAATTACCATGCTCAAAAAGACAAAGTTAATGACAGCAAACGCCATTGCGTCATTTTCCTTATTAAGGACCTTTGCTATTTTCCTTGCCAGAATCTGCATGTGCTCTGCTTTTTCATCTAGATCTTCCATCTCATATCTCCCGGATCATTGATTTTAGATGTTGGAACAAAGAAGGCGGGCCTCCCGTTCCCTAGGTCTTTCCAATACTCGTCTTTTTTACCGTCTCTTGCGTACATCCATCCTTGCACTTTGTATGACCCATTGATTCCTGTCACAAGCCAAAAGATCCGATCATCTGGGTCGTTTGGATGAAGAATCAAACAGTAGTTATGTGATGATCCTGTCCTAACATCATAGATACCAACATCGGGACTTCGTTTATTTCCTTTGCCACCCCACCAAACATTTAAAAACTTTGCCAAGGCAAACTCCCCAAGACACCCCTCTATGTGAAGTTGCCAATCATTGGTATTAGATACTCCATAATATGGCTCAGCACTTTTTTTAATGTTTTCAATTTGCCGCATAATTCCGCCTTGTGCTGCAATCAGCATTTCGTATGCGGTCAATTTTATATCGATAGCCATTATAGCCTCATTTCTGCGCGTTTTGACGCTTCTAGAGATTGCCATTCATTAAATTTCATGCGGATGTATTCAAGCTTAACCTTCATGAAAGCTGCTTTCTCACGAGCCTTCACCATATTGGTCACGAAATCGAGCCAATCATCAGATGCCTTAACCTGCATCTCGGCGCGACTGACGGGCATGTCACCCAGAGCGAGCATCATGCGCGCCAGCACTGCGCTTTTGGTTTCCTCAAGAAGAGAGGCCGCAGAGTCAGCGTCCACATACGCCTTCGCTACAACGCGATACTGTTCTGAAAGCGGGAGATTGCTGTCCACGGCCTAGCTCCTATCAAAATGGTATGGAATCCTCGTCGTAACTGCTGGTGTCGGGCTTAAGCTTCTGTGCCGGAGACGGATTCTTGGGGGTCACAGAAAAACTGACCCACTTCTCCCCATTCTTGTCCGTCTTGGACCATGCAGAGACCCAGTAATCCACGCCACCAATCAGGGCATTACCTGTTAGGGGAGGAGACTTGTCGCTCTTGGGGTTCTTGTTCTTGAAGATCGCGCCACTGTTATCTTTCTGTTCAAACGCCATCATACTTCTCCTTCAGTTTGGATATCTTGTCGTCCAGTTCGCTCAGGAACTTCATCACTTCCTGTTCAAGTTCAGCAATCATCGTGTTGTCACGCTCAACGCGCTTCATGAACAACTGCATCCCTTCAGGCATGCGTGGGTCAAAACTGACGAAGTCGCACCATTGGCGACCCGTGCAGGCCATCTGCCACTGCATCTGGGTGATGTACTTCCCTGGCGGGGATTGCCCCAAAAGGGTCTCGATATGCGTGGCGGTAATTGGACATTTGATCTCAACCAATCCGTCAGCACCTACAAGACCGTCTGGGGACGCCCCAGCCATAAGGATAGAGGAATGGGGGATGAAACCCGTCTCAATGACAAGTTCGCCTAGAGCCCCCTCATAGGCAGTCCTAGCCATTGGCTCAGTCTCCACCCCCCAAACCATTGCGGCGCTAGAGAAGGACTCCCCCTGAGTCCCAGTCAGGCGCTCGCAAATCAATTGGGCCATATAGTTGGCCCGACTTGTCGAGTAACCGCTCTTGGTCTTGGCGACGACATCCGCAACACGGGATGCCGTCACTCGCCCGAGTCTGGCCACATGCCATTCAGGTGTGCGCTGCTCCATCACTTGGCAACCTTCTTCGGGCGACCAGGCTTGCGCTTCTCAGGCGTGATCACCTTGAGCGCCTTGCTCACCTTGATCTTCTTGGGTGCTTTGGAAGCCTTTTTAACCGCAGCCAAGTCAATCTTTAATTGAGCATTAACATCATCTGCATACCTAAGCTTTAACTTCAAGTCTTCGGTTTGCTCCTGAAGGTTTTCAAGATCGCAGTTTTGATCGCGAATCTTTTCCACCAAAACTGCGATGATGACGTCTTTGTCCTCTGAAAAGAGATAATCGATGTCCAACATTATTCTGTATCCTTCTTGTCTACTGCGATTGCGATAGCCTTGAGATCCTTCAGGGCTTCTGGGGTGAGAAGTTTGCGGTCATCTACTGGCAGGGAACGCCAGAAGGCTGTCAAGGCGTCTTGGCCCTTCTCTGCTTCCTTCTTGGCGCGCAGAGCAATATCCCTAACCGCAGCGGGATCTGGCTCTGCTACAGGCTTCGCTGTTTGGGCAGCGTTGCCATCGTCATCGTCCGCAGCCAGATTGGCGACAGACATTAGCGCATAGCGGCGAGCATAAGAGATCCCGCTGCCAATTGGGTGGGGCTCATGCTTGACCGGCATGAACAGTTCGCCAGTGATGCGACCGCCAGACTTGTGAGCCAAGATGGTAATGACCTTGACGCCGCCGGGGACGGTTATTGGCCACTGCATGACCGACAGGCCGTTGTCAGCAAACGGCTGGCGGATAGCGGCGCGCACTGATGAAAGGTCAGCATACTTGGACTTGTAGAAGTCGTTCTTGCTGGACTTTGCTGCGTCTTCAATCTGCCCCTGCGCGATGGCCATGGCAGCAAAGAGTTCAGCGTTGGCTTCAGATGTATCGATGTCCATTGTCTTTTCCTTATTCTGCCCACATGCCTTCACGGGCACACTCGTCAAATATGTCGTCCATCAACTTCTTGTCGCGATGGAGGTCGTTCTTCAGATCTATGGACGGTTGCCAATTGTCGGCCCGCCCCTGCCGGTAATCATGCTCGACCGATATGCCGGTCTCCCCGTTGTGGACTGTCAATTGAAAAGCCCAGATGTAGGGTTGGCCATCCACGCAGTCCATTTCGATATCCAGGGCACCCGTCAGATAAAGGTGATCTGGCATTTCATATTCGTCTAACTTGTATTCGATTGGCACCAGTCTCATGCTTGTCTCCCGTATTAGGGTGTCTTTTTCTCGCACAACCCACGATTCGTGTCAAGAAAGTATTTGACCTTTTTTGAAAA